CTTCTAAAAATAAGTCAAGTGCAATTGTTTCTTCTGATTTAGTATCAAAAGCATTTTTATAATATGATATATTTATAGCCATGATGGGAATAGATTAGTGATTGGTTTAAGTGGTTGGATTGTATTCAGTAATGGGGTTGGCAATTTACATATTTCTTGCTCAATAAATTCAATGATTAGTTTTTTGTGAAATGAATTAAATTTTATTGACTTTGCCTCACACCATTTTTTTGCTTCATTCTCAAAAGTTTTGATTAATATTTCGCGTTCTGCATTAGGTGCATTTTTAAAGATACGTTCCCCAATTTTATAAAATGATGCAAATGGTTTGTGTCCCAATTTTTCTGCACGTGAAATAAACTTATCTATGTCAATTCCTTTTGTCATTACTTTATATTCTTCTGAGATTTCCGCTTCTGGAGCTTCAAGCTTTACCGGAAACACAAATTCACACCATTTACATTCTCTTGCTTGTGCAGCTAATATTGCATCGCATTGCGGACAAGATTTACAAGGTGCAACACCTGCATTTTTTCTTGCTATTGGTGGATTGTAAAATATATCCTTCCAATCTCTGTCATCTGACCAGTCACCAAGAATAGCTGCATTACCTCCCATGTCAAGAATATAGAATATATCTTTGTTTAGAGAAATACGGCCACCACGTCCTGTAATTTGTAGCCAAAGGGACAAACTCATGATTGAACGATTAACAATGATTGCTTCAACTGTTGGTTCATCAAATCCTTTTGTCATCTTACCCACGCTGCAAAGAATTGCATCTGGAGTATTCTTTAACCACAATAGTACCTGGTCATATTCTGTTTTGCTTACATTTTCTGCATCCACATGCTTACAATTGTAACCTGCAGCAACAAAATGCTTACAAACCTCAATTGAATGGGCCACGTTGCAGTTAAAAATAAGTGTCTTTTTACCCTTGATTAGCTTTTCGTAGTACTTCAATGTATTTTTTACGTGTTTGGCCTTGGAAAATTCGCTTCCCATTTTTGTTACATCAAAATCATCCCCTTTAACGGCCAATTCATTTCTATCCACAACATCTTTTGGTGCAAGTGTAATATTTTGACAAAGTTTACCATCCTTTATCAGCTCATTGATTTGTGGACCTGTGCAAATGGTTTGGTAGATATCTTTAAGAGGTAATTTTTTATTTGCAGAAATTGGTGTTGCGGTAAATCCAATAATTTTTATTCCAGTAGTAAATGTGTGAGCTTTATGTAGTGTCGCAATATGGCATTCATCCACTATTCCAAGTCCAATATTGGAAGGCATCCTTTTTCCCACGCTATTGATCATTGCAATGTAAATTCTCGATTTGGGAACTTTGCGCATACCTGCAAGAATTGGTTGGGCTGAAATTCCAAAAATATTAAAGATTGTTTTGCGCGTTTGCTTAACTAAATCTTCGCTATCTACATAAATTATTACATCTTGTATGCTTTTGCATATAAAACGATGTGCAATGTAAGAAAACATTACTGTCTTACCTGCTCCGGTTGCTGCTTGAATAAGTATAGTATCATGATGCAATGTTGCACGTATAGCATCATTAATAAGTTGTGATTGGTATAAGTAAGGTTGCATTTAGATTGATTTAGAGTGTTGAATGTTTAGAATAGGATTATGATACTTTATCATATTACGCTCTATTTCAATAATATCTTGAATTGTACAATCTTCTTTTAAGTGCTTGGCACAAAACCATAATACATTATTAAAAACCTTTGCATCATCTCTTAAATGTTCAATTAGTCTATTTCTAATATTTTTTGACATTCCAATATAAACCAATTTATCATCATTAAAAAGATGGTAAATCCCCAAACAATTAGGTATAAAATATTTTTCAAAACGATGTATAAATGTTTCCAAATTAAATGGATATCCAATAATTTCTCCATTAAATATAAAAGGTGTTTTTGATGTAAAGTCTTTACTTAAAAATTCACCAATGTATTCTTCACCTTGAAGTTTTAATCCTTCTGTATTTAGGGCTTGAATAGCTTTTTTATTAAGTTGATAGTTTTTTGTTTCTTCAAATCTTATTTTCATATTTTGATTGGTTTTTTAAAGCCCCCACAATTTGCAGGGGCTAAGATTTAATTAAAATGGAAGTTCTGTTGAAGTTGTAACTGGTGCTTGTGCAGGTACTGAAGCTTGCATTGGTGCGCTCCCCGATTTCTTACCATTTCCAACATAATGCTTTCCTTCATAATCTCTTTGTTCTTTTTTTGAGTTTACTTGTAAGGAAACATTGTTTCCAAACTTATCAACTTCATCATTTTCCCAAATTGTAAGATTTACATACATTCTACCATTAGCATGTTTTGTAAATGCTGAATGATTTGGATTAGCTTGTAATAGTTCCTTAAACTTTGTAAGGTCCATTGATACATTAGCGAATAGTGCCATAATTTTTGGTCCCAATTCCGATGGGTGCGGTTTTAGTTAATTTTAAATTGGTTTGCCGTATTTCACAATCATGTAATTCCACCATTCATGTGAAATTGGTACATTTAAGTGTTCAACGTATTGTTCATTTATCTTATTAGGTGCAATGGTCTTGTTATAGGCAAGAATCAAAGCTGTGCTGCATCCGGTTGCAAGTGAATAACCACTTAACTGCTTGTCATAACCAAATCTTTCAAGTGCAGGTTTGATTCTACCTGCAAGAACCTTTAAATCTATTATAATTTTGCCTTTAAAAATTAGATCAGCACGACCTTTGTAATCCAGGTACATTCCGTTGTGTTCAAATCTTGCAGTAAATGCTACTTCAGGTTCTAAAAATTGAAATGCATCTTTAATCCACTTTCTAAGTTCTGCAGCAATCTTAAATACAAGAAAATAATCTTCACCATCATATTTGTCCGGTTCAAGTAAAAAATTATGTACCCTTGTACCAAGTTTCATTCCTTCAGAGGTAAGAATTGGTTTACCAGATTCTAACATTTTAATTCCTGAGAATGAATACCCGCTAATCTGCAGGTATTCATTAAAATCAAGATTGGTGTAGTATTTTAAATCTTTTACAATCATTTCTTCAATTCCTTATAAATGATTCCTTTGTAAGTTTCTCCTGTATCTGTGGCATGCTTTGCAATTGCTGCAGCCATTTGTCCAATGGATAGATTTTCCCACGCTTTAACACGTACCAATTTAAAAAGGGTTGGCAAGTTACTAATAAATTGTGTCATAATTAATGTTGCCCACTCTGGAGAGTTAATTGGTTCAATAATCAATTCAGTTTTAATCTTTGGAACTTCTACCTGTTCAACTGTTGCGGATGCAATAAGATTATTTATGGAAGATTCTGCAATAAGCTTTTCTTCTGCTTCTTTAGCAGCAATTTTTGCATCTAATTCCCTTCTTTCAATTGTTGCTGCAACATTTGCCAAATCAGATGAATAATTGATAAATATTTGCTCTAACATATCAATTTTGTTTTGCAAAATATGATTGTAATTTGGTTGCGGAACTGTTGCAAACAATTCTTGCATCTTTTCTTTGGATAAAAGAACAAAATCAAACTTTCTGATTGCATCCAGTTTAACACCTCTTAAATAAGCTTCTATTTCAGCAAACATTGGTTGCTTTACACCTGCATTTAAGTTATATGCATATTGTGCATCCACCTCTGTATTAAGATCATGAATGTACTTAGTTTCAATCCTTAAAAACTCATTTGTGCAATGTCCCAAGAATCTTCCAACTTCATTTTGTAATTCTTGCAATTTGCGAGCTTCTGATTCTGCAATTTGGCGAAGTGTTAAGGAAATATTCCCAAGTTCAGCATATTTTGCATTTGTTTTAGTGTCAACACGTTTTTCAAATGCCATTAATGGCTGCACAATATTAGCATCAATAATGGATGTAAATGATTTACGTGTTTCAACCATTTCCGTTTGCTTTTTGCGGTATTCTGCAAGTGCTGCATCAATTGCTTTGTAGTCTTTAACATCGCATTTAAGCAATATCTGTTGAAGCTCCAGTTCTGCATTAGTAAGAACTTGTGCTATTTCATTTTTTTTACTTGCAAGTTCTACCCACGCTTCAATTTGTGCTGTGGATGGTTTGGTTTCTAATTTGGCAAGTGCTTGCCCTTCAATTGTTTGCATAATTATAAATTTGAAAAGTTAACTTGATTTGTTGTAGGTGCAGGTGATTCTGCAATAAATGTAATTTGTGGTGTGTAAGATTCTGTTGCTTCCACAACTTCTTCTTTTGTATGCGCTCCTGAGAACTGGATGATATCCTTTCTGTTTAAATCCCTTCCGAAGATTGCACCAAAATGTTCTGCAGCATCTTTTATTGCATAAGATTTTGCTGAAGGTAATGCCATTTGAACTGCTGAAGCTTTAATTGCTCCTAAATCTGCTGCGCTTTTACCTGCATCTGTTTGCACGTTCATGGCACCAACACCATCTTGAAATGTCCATTCATTATTTAATGGATTTTGAACGTGTAGTCTAATTGCAACAGTAATTGAGTTAAACATTATCTGTTCACGTAACACCTCAACTCTCCAATTCTGGAAGATGTAAGTAAGCAAGAATTCAACCTTATCTATTGGTAAATAGCTTCCTTTGGTCATTGGGTGTAATTTTACCCATGATGCATGTGGCGGTTGGTTTAACAATTCATTTAATGAATCTTTTTCGAATGATTCGGCTACGTTTCCTGCCAACCTAACAAGGTCAGCAATCTTTGGGATTGGTTTTTTCATTTTTATTTAGAAATTATTGTAATATTTTTCGTCTAATGGTCCACAATATTCATTGTAACCTATTTTGAAGTAACTGTAAGTAATTTTGTGTTTCTCACAAATTTTGTAGAGTAAATCACGTCTTTTACCAGTTGCAACAAATTCTTCTATTGCTTCACCTATTCTTAACCATCTACCTTTATTGATGTACTTAATTTCGGCCATAGTGTATAAACCATCAATGTTATCATTGATTAAGGTTGCGTTTAACTTGCTCATATCAATTAAGTATTGCTTGAATTGATACAGATAAACCTTTTATTTCTTTTTCAGTTTCGGCAATCTGAGTATTAAAATCATCATGATCTATCCGGTTGAAGAAATAATGGCAAATAAATTCTTGTTTAATAATCTGTGCTTCCAGATGTAATTGTTGAAGCTTCAGAAGTCTTGCCATTAAGTTTGGCACGTTTGAAATGATTGGTTTTTTCATGGTATTATTTATTTAGTTTGATTAATTAGTTCATCTAATTTTGAAGCAAGTTCATCATATTTTGATTCTCTTATTCTCCTGGCATAAATCTTTGTTGGTTCCTTAGTAGTTCCTTTGGGACGGCCTCGGCCTTTTTTATTTTGCTCATTCATGGGGACAAATGTAAATGT